AAGGCATGGACGGTATGGAACCAGGTGCACCATCTGCAGGAACAGCGCCAGGTGCACCAGCGGCTCCACCAGTGGCTCCACCGCCAATGGCATAAATATCAATATGATATTAAGAGAATTGTTTTACATTGATCCCGATACACGCAAGACAGACAGTGACTTGCGTTACATACCTGCGAACGACAGTTCGACAATGCACAGATCCGATACTCGTAAGACAAGATTAACATTAAAACAATTAAACGAATTACGAAAAAGTAGTGAAGCACACATATTAGAACAGGAAAGCGAGTTGGAGTTTATAAACTCAATGTATGCGGCTCCCCCTGCTCCAGCACAATAATAGGAAAAGATCGTAAAAGCGACTCTTTTCCACCGATATCTACCCTGTTTTTAAAAAACAGTGTAAATATATTACAGCCTTGTACCATACAAATTCACAGGAGAAATAAACATGACTGACCGCGCTCAATTTGAAGCTATGCTAGAAGCTTTGATCAATGATGATCAAGCACAAGCAAAAGAAATATTCCACAATATCGTAGTAGGTAAATCTCGTGAGATTTATGAAGAACTACTAGCAGAAGATTTTAGCCAAGATACTGGCAATCCTTATAAGAAAGAATCTTCAGAAGAAGAAATGCCAATGGAAGAAGATGATGAAATGAGTCCAATGGAAGCATCTGATGATGAAGAAGATGATGAAATGGACATGGATTCAGAAGAAGATGACGCTGATGCAGAAGAAGATGACGGCGAAGAAAACCCATTTGACGACGAAGAAAGTGATGAAGAAGGTGATGAAGATTTAGAAGATCGCGTTATGGACTTAGAAGATGCTTTAGAAGATCTAAAAGCAGAATTTGAACAACTATTAGCTGATGAAGGCGAAGAAGATTCAATGGACATGGGTGCAGACGACATGGGCGGCGACATGGGCGGTATGGACATGGACGCAGAAGTTGACGAATTAGCAAGCCTAATGGAATATGTTGACAAAGTTGCTCCTCCAAAAATGGGAGACAACGGTGCTTACACTCGTGCAACTGTAGCCAGTAAGAACGATATGGGCGGCACAACTGGTAATATGACCAAGTCATTCTCAACAGAGAAAGGCGGCACACAGGGCGGTTTGTTAAAGCCAACAACAGCGGCACAGGACGGCGGCAACGTAAACGTTCCAGGCGCTAAGAATGCTACCAAGTTAAGCCCAGTTAAAGGCGGTCACGGTGCTGAGAAGAAAGGCAGCAGTGAGACAGCTCCAGATAAAAAGAGCTTGATTGGTTCACGTAAGTAATTAAACGAGACTATTAAAAATATGTCTTTATACCTCCGAGAGAATCTCAGTTTCAACGAAGCAAAAATGGTCGTTGAGTCTGATGACAAAGATGGGAAAAACTTATACATGTCCGGGATTTGCATCCAGGGCGGTATTCGCAACGCTAACCAGCGTGTTTACCCTGTAAATGAGATTGGCAAGGCTGTCAAAACCCTTAACGATCAGATTCAAAACGGCTATTCAGTTCTCGGAGAAGTGGATCATCCAGATGATCTAAAAATTAACCTGGACCGTGTGTCACACATGATAGTTAATATGTGGATGGACGGTCCTAATGGTTACGGTAAACTGAAAATTTTACCAACCCCTATGGGACATTTAATTCGTACAATGCTGGAAAGCGGAGTCAAGTTAGGTGTTTCAAGTCGCGGATCCGGAAACGTCAAAGATGACGGATCCGGTGAAGTATCAGATTTTGAGATTATCACAGTAGATATGGTAGCTCAACCTAGTGCCCCGGGAGCATACCCAACACCAATTTATGAACACCTTATGAATAATAAGGGCGGATTAAGTGCCTTACGCATAGCGCAAGAGGTGAAAGGTGACCCTAAAGCACAGAAATATCTCAAAGAGAGCTTATTATCAATAATAAGCAAACTCCAATAACAAGGAGAATCATATGTTGGATGCACTAAAAAGTTTATTCGAAAACAATGTGATTTCTGAAGAGATCAAAGAGTCAATTGAAGCCGCATTCGAAGCTCGTATCAACGAAGCTAAGGATACTGCTACACAACAACTACGCGAAGAATTCGCACAAAAATACGAACACGACAAGAACACAATGATTGAAGCTGTAGATCGCATGATCTCTGAACAATTAAGTGCTGAGATTGTTGAGTTTGCCGATGACCGTAACCAATTAGCTGAGATGAAAGTCAAGTATGCTAAAAAGATGAAGAAAGATGCCAGCGTGATGAAGGAATTTGTTACACGTCAACTAGCTTCTGAAGTTCGTGAACTCCACGAAGATCAAGTTACAATGGCAAACAAGTTTGGTAAATTGGAACAATTCGTAGTTGAAGCTCTTGCTCAAGAAATTACAGAGTTTATGCAGGACAAGCAGGATCTCGCTGAAACTAAGGTTCGCTTAGTTCGTGAAGGTCGTGAACAAATCAAGAAGGTAAAACAACAGTTTGTTGAACGTGCCGCTAAGATGGTTGATACAGTAGTAACTCAGAACTTAACTTCTGAAATTACATCACTGAAAGAAGACATCGAAGCCGCTCGCCGCGCAGACTTTGGCCGCAAGTTATTCGAAGCTTTTGCTTCTGAATATTCAAGCAGTTACCTAAATGAAAAATCGGAAACAGCGAAATTACTCAAGGTCATAGACTTGAAAGATTTGGCAATGCAAGAAGCCGCACAGGCAATTGTGAATGCTGAGCAAATTTTAGAAAGTAAACAGGCTGAAATCCGTACTCTTAAAGAGAGTCAAGAAAGAAAAGAAATCATGAGCGAATTACTTGCTCCACTTAACAGTGAGCAAAAAGCAATCATGAAAGAATTGATGGAGACTGTAAAGACTTCCAAGTTAAATGAAAGTTTTGAAAAGTACTTGCCATCAGTATTGAATGGTAAGGCTCCGCAGAAGAAACAGGCACTAGTAGAGGCTAAAGAAATAACCGGAAATAAGATTTCCAACACCAACCGTAGTAGCGAGACAGATAGCAACATTGTTGATATTCGTAAGCTCGCTGGACTAAAATTTTAAGGAGAAATTTAAATGTCAGAACTATTAAACGGACGTTGGGCAGAAACTAAGGAAGCCCTATTAGAAGGCTTACAAGGCACAAAAAAATCAGTAATGGGCGTTACGCTTGAAAATACTCGTAAGTATTTGCAAGAAAGCGCAACAGCTGGTGCTACTTCTGCTGGCAACGTTGCAACACTAAACCGCGTGATCCTTCCAGTGATCCGTCGCGTCATGCCAACCGTTATCGCTAACGAGTTGTTAGGCGTACAACCAATGACTGGCCCAGTTGGCCAAATTCACACATTACGTGTGCGTTATGCCGACAACGCAACTGGCGTAACAGCCGGTGAAGAGGCATTAAGCCCATTCAAGATTGCAGAAGCTTATTCTGGTAATGACAGTGGAACAGCTAAGGCAGCTTCAACAGCTACTTTAGAAGGTCGTGCTGGTAACCGTTTAAGTATTCAAATCTTGAAACAAACAGTTGAAGCTAAGACACGTAAGTTATCAGCTCGCTGGACATTTGAATCTGCACAAGACGCACAAGCCCAACAAGGCATTGACGTTGAAGCAGAAATCATGGCTGCATTGGCTCAAGAAATTACAGCTGAAATCGACCAAGAAATCCTAGCTAGTCTAGCAACATTGGCTGGTTCAGATGTATTGACTTTTGATCAAGCGTCTGTATCTGGTACAGCTACATTCGTTGGTGATGAGCATGCCGCTCTTGCTGTTCTTATCAATCGCGTAAGCAACTTGATTGCTCAACGTACACGTCGTGGTGCTGGTAACTACGCTGTTGTAAGTCCTTTTGCATTGACAATTCTACAATCTGCTACTACTAGCGCATTTGCTCGTACAACAGAAGGTACATTTGAAGCACCTACAAACACCAAGTTTGTTGGTACATTGAATAATGCTATGAAGATTTATGTTAACAGCTATGCTACAGACAGCACTTCTGTACTAGTTGGATATAAAGGTTCAAGCGAATCTGATGCTCCTGCATTCTACTGCCCATACATTCCTTTAATGTCAAGCGGTGTTGTGTTAGATCCATCAACATTCGAACCAGTAGTATCATTCATGACACGTTATGGCTACGTAGAACTAAGCAACACTGCTTCTTCTCTAGGTAACGCCGCTGACTACTTAGGTCGTGTTGGTATCACTTCA